CATTTAAACAGAATTGAAGAAATTCAAAATGGGTATGCTGTAAGAAGAAAAGAATACGATGATAATGCTAGAGAAGAAGAAAGACAAGCTAAACTGCAAGCTGCTAATGATGGCTTGGACATGGCAGCTAGCGCTTTAAATTCAATTCAATCTTTGGGAGATTTAGCTTTTGCTCATAGAACTAAAAACTTAAAAGAAGGAAGTAAGGAACAATTAAAAGCAGCTAAACAACAATTTAATTTTAATAAAGCTTTACAATTAGGTATGGCTGTTATTGATGGAGGAAAAGCAATTACTGCTTCGTTAGCTATGGCTCCCCTTGCTGTTGGTGCTATTCCAAATCCTGCGGGTATTGCCTCTCTTGCTTTTGCAAGTATTACTTCGGCAGCTCAAATTGCAATGATAGCATCGCAAAAGTATGAATCACCTAAAAAAAGCACAACTAATATTTCTCCCCCTTCTGTTGGTGGAGGTGGTCAGAATTTAACGTCTCCAACACAACCCCCTAATTTTAATGTTGTGGGCCAGTCTGGATTTAACCAACTGGCTGGAGCAATAGGAGGCCAACCTCCAATTCAAGCATTTGTAGTGGCTGGAAGCGTGACTACAGCTCAACAATTACAAAATAATACAATACAACAAGCGACATTTTAAAAATAAAAACAAAAAAAAACAATGAAAATTATAGAATTATTATTAGACGAAGAGAACGAGGTTTCTGGAGTAGATGCAGTTTCTTTAGTTTCCATGCCAGCTATTGAAAGTTCATGGGTGGCTTTAAAAGACCAAGAAATTAAATTGGCTAAAGTAGATGAAGAAAAACGAATAGTAATGGGCGCAGCCTTGATTCCGAATAAGCCAATTTTTAGGCGTGATGGCGAAGAAACATATTACGTTTATTTTTCAAAAGATACTATTAGAAGAGCAAGCGAATTATTTTTTCAAAAGGGAAACCAGTCTAATGCAACTTTAGAGCATGAAATGAAAGCAAATAATCTGACAGTTTTTGAAAGTTGGATTGTGGAAGATTCAGAGAAAGACAAATCTGCTATTTATGATTTAGATGCTCCTGTTGGTAGTTGGGTTATTTCTATGAAGATTGAAGATGACAAAGTGTGGGAAAGTGTTAAAAATGGTCTTTACACCGGTTACAGTATAGAAGGATATTTCGCGGATAAAGCCACTTTAAGCCATTCTCAGGACCTTAAAGAAGTTGAAGCAAAAGGAAAGCTAGACACAATTTTAAGTCTTTTAAAATGAAAAAGAATAAAACTAATAAAACATTAAGTAAAACATCTCCTATTGGTGGAAAAAGAGGGTGTTTGTGCGATAATGGTACAACTTATGACAGTAAATGTTGTGAAGGTGGTATAATAAACCAAGGAATTGGCAAAGTATAATAAAAAAGTTATATAAAAAGTATATCAATATGCTATAATCTGCGGATTAATGGTATATGAAAGCTCAAGAATTATTAAACAAGGTCAAAGATGTACTAGGAGTACAACTTTCTAATGAAATATCTATAAAATTAGAAGAGGTAAAACTCGAAAACGGAACTGTTCTAGTTGCCGAATCTTATACAGAAGGTCAATCTATATTTATTAAATCCGAAGACGATGAGAATATTGCTTTACCTGTTGGTGAGTATGCTTTGGAAGATGGCAGAAAATTAACAATAAAAGTAGAGGGCTTAATTGACTCAATAGAAGATTTAAAAGTAGAAGAAAAAGTAGAAGTTGAAGCAGAAGTAGAAGTTGAAGCAGAGGCAGATACTAAAATGGATGAAGATAGCTATGTAACAATTGAAGACTGGAGAGGCATGGAGGTTAGAATCAAAAACCTTGAAGATGCAATTTCAGATTTAAAAGCTGGAAAAGAAAATAGTACAGATGTTGATATGGTTGTGACCGATAACGGGTCATTAAAATCAAGAACTGTAAAAGAAGAATTCACAAAAGATTTACCAAACCAACAAACTGAAAATGAAGTAGCATTGTCTGCGGCTGTTGAAGTTATTGAACCCTTAAAACACAATCCAGAAAAAGAAGATAAAAAATTCAATTTCCAGATTTCCAAAAACGATACAGATACCCAAATGGATAGAATTTATAAAAGGTTAAACAACAATTAAAAACAAAAACAAAACAATAAACAATGGCTACAACAACAAATATAACAAGCTCGTATGCAGGTGAAGCTGCTGCTGGTTTTTTAGCTGCTGCACTTTTAGAAGGAAATACTATCGCTAAAGGTGGTATTGAAGTGTTGCAAAATATTAAGTATAAAGAAGTAATGCAAAAATTAGCAACTGATGCTAATGTAATAAAAAATGGCACTTGCGACTTTACACCAACTGGACAAGTTGATATTACTGAAAGAATATTACAACCAGAGGAATTTCAAGTGAATCTTGAATTCTGTACACAAAAATGGTTAGATTCTTGGGAAGCGATTTCAATGGGTTATTCAGCTTATAACAATCCTCCAAAAGATTTTACTGCTTACATTATGGGACACGTTGCCAAAATGGTAAATGCATCTACTGAAACTAATATCTGGGAAGGCGTAAACGCAACGGAAGGACAGTTTGATGGATTTGTTCCTTTAGCTTTACTAGATACAGATGTTTTAGACGTTGCTGGTCATGCTGCGGTTACAGCTGCGAATGTAGTTGAAAAATTAGGAGATATTGTTGACTTAATTCCGTCAGCTCTTTATGGAAAAGATGATATGCACATCTATATCAGTCAAAATATTGCAAGAGCTTACGTAAGAGCTTTAGGCGGATTTGCTGCTACTAATTCTGGTGTTGATGCTAAGTCACACATGTGGTATGGTGACCAACCTTTAACTTTTGATGGTGTTAAATTATTCGTTGCTAATGGAATGAATGACGATACAGCAATGGCTACTCAAAAATCAAATTTATTTTTTGGAACTGGAATTTTAAACGACCAAAATTCTGCAAGACTAATTGATATGAGTCCAACGACAGGTTCACAAAATTTTAGAGTGCTAATGAGATATACAGCTGGAATCCAATATGCTATTGGTTCTGAAATAGTTCTTTATCACGCTTAATAAATAATTAAATAAAATATAAACTTAGTTAAAGTAATGGTTTAAGGTTATTGCTCTAACTCATTGAAAAACAAATAGATATGGCGTGCGATTTAAGTGCTGGAAGGCTGGTTCCGTGTAAAGATTCTGTCGGAGGAATCAAAAATGTTTTCTTCGTGGATTATGGAGATATAGAAACATATACTTTAACAGCTGACGAAATTACTGCGATGACAGGAACTTTCTCTGCTTATAAGTATGAATTAACTGGAGCAAATAGTTTAGAGACTTCAATAACAAGTTCACCTGAAAATGGAACAACTTTTTTTGAAAGTACTTTGACTTTAAACCTTCAAAAATTATCTAAGGAAGATAATTTACAGGTAAAATTACTGGCTTACGGGAGACCTGTAATTGTGGTCCAAACTAACAATAATGACTTTGTTTTGGTTGGAAAAGAAAATGGTTGTAGCGTAAGTGGTGGAAGTTTAGTATCTGGAGCAAGTTTTGCAGATATGGCGGGTTATACTTTAACATTTGCCTCTTCTGAGATTTTACCTCCGAATTTTGTATCTGGAGCTACTGAGGTTGACCCTTGGGCTGGTTCTGGAGCTACTGCTACAATTGTAGTAGGGACAAACAGTTAAGATGTTTGGTTAGTATCGTGTTTGGGTTCATGGTACTGGTGTTAAGGGGGGTAAATTAATTTTTAACCCCCTTTTTTTTTAAAATATTAAGATGCAAATATTAAGTACAACAGGCGGCACAATGAATTTTATTCCTAGAGAAGATATTTCTGGAGCTAAATCTTATAGTCTAGTTGTTAAATCTGAGAATAAAAATAAAATCCTTTTTACAGATTCTAATCCTACAATAAACGCTTTAAAATTTTATAATACTTACGTAACAACTCAAGCATTTTTACAAAACTCTTTCTACACTTTAGAAATTAAAAATACAACAGACAATAAATTAATTTTTAGAGATATAATTTTTTGCACTAACCAACCTGAGAAAACCTACGAAATGACAAATGGCTTATTTACTGAACATGATACAGGGTCAAACGAATTTATTTACTACGCCGACAACTAAACCAAAACAAAATGAACAACTTACATTTAATAGAACTTAATCAATACAGTAAACCTACAATAACCGAAGAGACTAACAGAGACTGGATTGGTATAGGAGATGATAATAATTATTACCAAACCCTTATTGATTGCTTTATGGACAGCACTACAAATAGAAGTGTTATCACTGGAATATCACAACAGATTTTTGGAAGAGGTTTAGAGGCTACTGATGCAAGCGAAAAACCAGAGCAATTTGCAGAAATGAAAAGGTTGTTAAAAGACAAGGATTTAAGAAGGTTGTCACTTGATTTAAAAATGTTGGGTGAAGGTGCTTTACAAATAACCTACAAAGGAAAAAAAATAGACAAAATCCAACACTTTCCAAGGGAAACTTTAAGAGCTGAAAAATGCAACGAAAAAGGGGATATTTTAAATTACTACTATGCTTCCGACTGGAGTCAAGTAAACAGAAGTACAGACCTTACAAAAATACCTGTATTCGGAACTAAAAAAACAGGAAATGAAATCTTTATATTAAAGCGTTACGTTACTGGATTTTTTTATTACTCTCCGGCGGATTATACTATAGCATATGCCACTCTAGAATCGGAAATTTCAGATTATTTAATAAACGATGCAACTAACTCATTTTCAGGCACTAAAGTGATTAATTTCAATTCAGGAATCCCATCTGAGGAAAAAATGCAATCCATAAAATCCCAAGTAATGAACAAACTTTCGGGAGGTTTTGGCGAAAAGGTAATTGTTGCTTTTAATCACAATTCAGAACAAAAGACGACAGTAGACGACATCCCTTTAAATGATGCCCCAGCACACTATGAATTTTTAAGTGGCGAATGTTCTAAAAAAATAATGCTTACACATCGAGTGACTAGTCCATTATTGATTGGGTTAAGAGATGGAAGCAATGGTTTAGGTAGTAATTCTGAAGAAATTCAAGTTGCTCAAAAGTTATTCAGCAATACAACTATAAAACCCTATCAAGATTTAATTGTAGAGTCATTAAACGAAATTTTAGAAACAAATGGAATTTCTTTAAACCTATATTTTAAAACTTTAGACCCATTAGATTTCATGGATACTGAAGTAATTAAATCTGATGAAGTAATCGAAGAGGAAACAGGGGTTAAAGTAGATGAAGAAACAGAGCTTGAATCTATGATTAACAAAACTTGTTTTAACGACATAAAAGACGAAGAGCTTAACATATTAGCAGACGAGTTAATTAAAGGCGGTGAGGACGAGGAAATAGAGGGTTACGAGCTTATTGATAGCCAACTAGCAACAGATGACGAAGATTTAATATTAAGTCATTTTGAATTTGCGATGGCAACTAATGCAAGGGTTGTGAAATCAACTCCAAATAAAAGAAGTGAGCAAGACACTTCATTGTTTAAAGTTCGTTATAAATACGACCCGCCACAGTCAAACAAAACAAGCAGAGAATTTTGCAAAAAAATGGTAAAAGCTGGGAGAGTTTACAGAAAAGAAGATTTAGACAAAAATTCAAAAGCTAATGTAGATTTTAGCCCATATGGAGACGGAAACGGTTATAATATTTGGCTGTTTAAGGGCGGCCCATACTGTAAACATGCCTTTATTAGAAACATTTATTTAAAGAAAAATAATAAAAAAATTAGTGTTGGTCAAGCTAGAAAAATAATTACTTCCTTACCTATTGCTGGAGGGGTTCGAGATGCTGCAAGATACGAGACAAATAATCCTTTAGTAGCTACAATTCCAGACAAAATGAAAAACAACGGATTTATTAATCCAAGACCAAAAGCTAAAAAGAACAAATAATGGCAAAAGTTTTATTTATACAGCGTGCAGATTTATTGACTTTTACAGGGGCAAATGGGAACGTCGATACGGATAAGCTGCTTCCGTCAATTTTGATGGCGCAGGACATTGATATCCAAAGGCTTTTAGGGACTGATTTATTTGAAAAACTAAAATTAGATATAAAAAACAGCACGTTAACAGGGGATTATTTAGAGCTAGTTGACACTTATATTAAGCCTTGTTTAATTCACTACTCTATGATGTATGCACTACCCTATTTAAGTGTGACAATTGCAAATGGAGGAGTTTACAGAAATAATGCAGAAAATGCACAAAGTTTAACAAAAGATGAAATAGATTATTTAGTTGAAAAAGAACGCGATTCGGCTCAGTACTACAGTACTCGAATGATTGACTATTTAAATTTCAATGCTGCTAGTAAATTTAGCGAATATTATACAAATTCAAACGCAGATATTTCTCCAGAATCACAAGATAATTTTGGAGGGTGGGTTTTAAATTAAAGCTATGAGTGAAACTTGGGGAAAAGGAGCAAAAAACACCATAGGATGGGGAAGTGCTGCGTGTACAGCAACAAATAATTGGGGCAAATCTCAAAAGGATAGTTCTGTTGCTCAAAGTTGGTCTGGAGATACTGACATTTCTGGTTGTTCTGGTGGTGGTTCAGGTTTAGCTCAAATAAACAATGTTTATTCAATGAATTTTGATGGAACAAATGATACTATAAGTTTAGGAAATTCTACTATTACAGGTACTACTTATAGTGTATCACTTTGGTTTAAAAGCACTGCTACAGCAACTCAGGTATTGTGTGAAAAAATACCAGATGAAGGAGGTCAATTTGCTTATAGGATGTATTTATATACAAGTGGAAATTTAGAATTATTAGGAACGCAAACATCAGGAACAGCATACAACGATGGCAAATGGCATAACGTAGTTATTATTCAAGACCCTAGCCAGCCTAATGGTAAAACAGGTAGAGGTTTTGTGGATGGTAGCCTTGTGACTGAAGGAAATTCTGCAAATAACACTTCGGGGTCTAGCGATTTTTTCATTGGTAGCAGAAGTGCTGTGGCTTTATATTTTAATGGCCAAATAGACGAACTAGCAGTATTTAATTATGCTTTAACAGATGCAGAAATATTATCTATTTACAACGCAACAGCAGTAGGCAAAACAGCAGATTTAAGTCAATTAACAACACCACCTGTAAAGTGGTATAGGATGGGGGATTAATTATGAGTACAGAATTTTTTAACGACCAATGGCGTATACCAACGAACTCTAACCAGAATAAGGTTTCTAACTATTCTATGCTTGGAGATTCTACTAATCAGATTGATGTAGCTAATGCTCCTTTAAGTTCGGAAAGTTGGACTATTTCAGTTTGGTTAAAACCAAGAATAACTACAGGCACAAAAATTATTTGGGACATGGAATACGGTGTTGCGGGTGGTTTCAAGTTAATTCATCAGTATGGAACAGCACCTTCAACTGCTGTTTGGTTTTTATATTACGCTCCAAACTTCGCCAATTTTGGTTCACAAATTGCTATAACTCCAAATAATTGGCATCACGTTATAGTCAGGTATAATAAAGGAGTAGATTATAGGATTTATATAGATGGTGTTTTATCTGGCATTCAAACTGGAGGAACGGTAAATTATACTTGGCCAACTACAAGAAATTTAAATATTTTTAAAATAAAGCCTAACGGTGGTGGATTTGATGGAAGTTTAAACCAGTTTTGTATTTTTAATTATGCTCTTTCTGATGCTTCAACTACAGTTGGCGATACAGCAACTAGTCAAGTAGCATCTCTTTGGGGTGGTGGAACAGAAGTTGCAAATCCAATGGCGTTAAGTCCTGCTCCTGTTGCTATGTATAATTTAGGTAACCAATCAGTTTCTACAGGACCAACTGCAGATTATCTCGTACCAAATAATAGTTTAAGTGACTATGTTTTTGCTATACCACGAAATGCTACAGTTAGTACCTTAAACAACTTTTTTAATTCAACTAATTTTCCAGATGGTTTTACTGCTTCGGTGTGGGTTAAAAATTGGGCTATACTGCCGGGGATTGGCACTGCGCCACAAAATCATTTTTTTAATGGAGCAAACGCAACAAATAGATTTGAATTGTACAACAGTTATAGTAGAGACAATGGTTTTAGAGTTTGGTTAAATGTAGATTCTTTACCATTATACTCTGATTCAGCAAACAGTTTACATTGGTCAGATAACACAAAGTGGGTAAACCTTGTTGTTACTTGGGACAGAGCAAATTCAACCCTTGTTTTATATTCAAACGGACAAGCTGGAACTATTAACACAAATGCTCCTAATTCTTGGGGTGGTTCTAATGTAAATACAACAATATTTGGTAACATTGCAAATCAAGCTGGGGATGTTTTAACAAGTAATTATCAAATGTGGAATGTAGCCTTATCTTCAGCAGAAGTAGAAACTCTTTACAACTACGGCTCACCGCTACAAACTTTAGCTAATATACCTCAAAACTCTAATCTAAATATTTGGTATAAATTAAATTCAAGTGATGTTTTTAATGGTACTAACTGGACAATAAAAGATTACGCTGGTAGCAACGATGGAACAAGCTTTGGCATAACTTCTGCAAACCTAATTGTTAGCAATTTACAGCACACATCAGGTTTTAGCCCGTACGCATTAAATTTAGATGGATTGACAAGTAGTTTATCTTTTACAGAAACAGATTTTTTAAACGCAAGTGGACAATCTACTCTTTCTTTTTGGGTAAAACCAGGAAGTTTTGTTAGTGGCCTTTATTCCTACCTTATTTCAGGTTCACTCAAAACCGGCATAGCATATAGTCAAACGGCAAATGCTACATTTCCAACTCAAGGGATATTGTATTACTTTAATCAAAATACTGGTGAAGTGATTACTTTAGATATTGTACTTAGTGCAAACGAATGGAATAATATTGTTGTTAAGTTTGATGGAACTAATTTAACAGCTTACAAAAACGGTGTTTCAGGTGGTACTAAAACAATAACATCGATATCTGAATTAAAATTAAATACAATTGGAAATTTAGTTGGAGATACTTACCGCGTAAATGGAGATATTTCTAATTTTTCAGTATGGAACACTGGTTTAACTCAAGGCGAAATAATAGATGTTTATAATCAAGGTCGTCCTAGTAACTTAAATACTTTTTCTGGAACTAAACCAACTGCTTGGTGGCAATTAGGTTCTAATAGTTCTTTTAATACTGATTGGACTTGCTTAAATGAAGGCAGTTTAACAGGTTTAAATGCTGTTAGTGATAATATGACAAATGATGACATTGTTAATGGCGTAGGATATTCAGCAAATGGTTTAGGTGATAGCTCAATAGAAATTAAAGGCGACAGTCCTTATAGCACATCAAATGGATTATCTGAAAACATGTCCGTTTTAGCGCGTGTAAAAGACACACCACCAACAGTTTAAAATATTAAAATAAAAAAAAATGAACAACAAAAAATATATTGTAATTCTAATGGGAAATTCCAATGGAATTTTATTTAGTCAAGTTGACCAGCAAAATGCTCAGTCAATGCGAAGAAGTTTAGATAATTTAATGGGTTT